AGTCACCGATACCATCACCAGCGAACTCGCTCATAACATTAAACAGAAGTTCCCAACCACGAGTTCGTCTCATTGCATCAAGAGGAATAATGGCTTCTGCCTTATTTTGTTCAGCAACTTCGTAAAGACCATGTTTATTAACAATACCACCATTAGCATATCCATGCCCATGTCCAATTACGCCTAACATGTCACTACCATATCTATGCTTGGCATAGTTCATAGCGGCTAACATATTATCATAACCATTGAAAATATTATTATGACCTTTGTGCTTATAAGCATTAAACGTGGCAGAGATGGTTTGTAATAATCCCTTAGCTAAGTCACCACTAAGAGTATTAACATCTGTGTATCCACCTTGTACAGCCTTTTCATTACCACCTGATTCAGTTTGAATCTGACTCAACCAAGCATTAACCATTTTACCAGATGTTGGCAAACCATTCTTTTTCAATGATTTTTTAACATAAGGCTTCCAACGCTGTACTCCTGAACCCGCGGGAGAACCTGCGGAACCATTATCGTCAAATGCTTTCTTAATCTTATTAAGTGCATCTGCAACTGAATCAACAACCTTATCAGTCATACCAGAAGTTAAATCTTTAGGAATAGAACCAGCATGAGGAACATTATTACCGAAAGCACTTGAAGCAATATTTTTCAGAGTTTTAACGGGGTTTGTTAATTTCTCCATTGCCTTTTCAGCACCTTCTGAAACCTTGTCCCAAATATCACTAGCACTATCCATCATCTTAGATAAGAATCCAGAAATACCAGTAGTACCGCTAGCATAACCTTTCATTGTGGTTCCTAAACCACCATTGAAAAGTTTAGCAGTGTCATTGGCATTGAGGATGTGTTCTCCAGCTTTAAGATTAACAACTTCCGCACCATTAAGACCTAAGAAATCAATCTTGCCAGAATAAGGAGAGTATTTTGCTTCAACCCCAGCTTCACCGACTAACGCTCTGCCGCCAGCAGAAACACCACCAGTAGCAATCGCGGGCATTGTAACCTGTGAATATGGTAGATTAGATGGCCCGACTGAAACTTTACTCATACCAAACCATTTACCGATTCCATTAAAGAAGTCTGCAATACCACTCCAAATACTTGCAGTGCCTTTACCTTGTTTATGTTGTGCTTTCAAGGATTGGTTTGCTTCATTAACAGAATGAGTTACAACACCTCTATGTTGCTCTCTCGCGGCATTATCAACAGCATTTTTTTGGCGTTCTGCTTGTTTTGTCGTTTGGTCTCTTTTCGTATCAGCGTTACCAATTGATTGATTCTTTTCGTTAATGGCATGGTTAACAACTCCATCCATCTCTTCTTGTGCATGTTTCTTAACATTGTCACGTTGTTTTTTGGCTTCGTTGATTACTTTAGTACGTTTTTCAACAGCTTCTTTTGATGAACCAGCGTTTTCTTCTTGTGCCTTACGTACAGCTTCTTCATACTGTACTTGGGCATTTCTTTGAACAGCATCACGTTGTTTTTCTGCCGCTTTACGTACTTTTTCATACTTATCATTAGCAGATTTTACTTCTTTATCATGCTGTTTATTTGCGGCTTCAATAACACCTTTATAAGCCTTGTCAGCAGTATCAACAGCATCTTGAAGTTGTTTCTTGTTTAATTTACCTTTTTCATTGACAAGTTTATCAAGCATTGATACTTGTTTACTATTAGATAACTTAATCTTGCCTTCAAGTGTTGTATGAAGTTTGGCTTCTGCAACAGTTGCTGTTTGGACAAATTTAACTTTCTTATCAGAGACAGCTTTCTTTTGTTTTGCACTTAGTTCATCAAGAGCCTTTTCCTTATTCTTAATATCTTTTTGAACTTGATAACTATTTACACCAAATTTCTGTGTATCTTCCGCAATTTTCTTGTCCCATTTACTATTTGTATCTTTACGCTTCTTAGCATAAGTTTCTTCAACTTTAGCAATTTCTTGGGCATAATATTTGGAAACAGACGCTTGGTCTTTTTTAGATAATTTTGTGAATTTTGTAGCATCTTCACCATTTTTCTTAATTACCTTAATCTGCTTATCATATTCTTCTTTAGATATTGTACCATTCTTTTTAAGGAGTTTCAAGTCATCTGTTTGTTGTTTCTCTCTATCACCGTAATATTTCTTGGTTTCTTTAGTTAGACTATCATATGACTTTTTGTTACTCATAATTGATGGCGCTTTAAGTTTGGTTTTTCCTAATCCTTTTTGGATTTCTTTACCAATCTTTTCACCAATTTTTTCGCCACCAAATGAACCAGCAATACCACCGACAAGACCGCCTACAGCAGTCCCAACGCCCGGAATTACAGACCCAATAGCGGCACCACCAGCGGCACCAGCAAGAGTTCCACCAAGATTACCAGTTGCTTTACCAACTTTTTCACCTGTGTTACTCTTATTCATACCGATTAAGTCAATTAAACTAGAGATAATAGCTAATGGAATAGCGCCTTTAAGAGCACCCTTAATACCAGCTTTTAATCCAGCACCAGCAACACCCTTAACAACACTTCCACCAGCACCCGATACAGCTCCTTCGACAGCGGTTCCAGCGCCAGATGCAACTGAACTACCTACACTAGCTTTACCACTAGCTTCTTTGAGTCCAATATTTTCTTGGAGAATCTTATTTTGAGCCATGATTGCATCAGTTACAACTGTAACTTCTTTTGTTTGTGCTCCAAAAACGGCACTAAGCTGTTTAAATGCACCAACAAATTTACCAACACGGTCAATAACAAAAATACCAGCAACTAATTTACTAAAGAATTTAACTTCATCTTCATGCTTTGATAAGAATGTTACCAATCCAGCGACACCTTTGATTACTTCGGCAGTAATCTCGATGGCTGTACCAGCACCCTCAACGAATCCTTGGAAAATATTAGATAAGTCATCTTCTTTAAGATTACCAACCCAATCAGCGAATTCATCTGCGGTTGCTTTAACACTTTGACCAAGATTTTCAATAGCTTTCTTACCTGCTGGGGAATCGAACGCTCTAACAATCTTTTCTGAAACGCCTTCTAATGCTGGTAAGAATTGAACACCAATTGTACCAGCAACAGCCTTAGCCGCCATCTCAATCTTTTTCAGTGACGCAGAAGCCGTCTTCATATTCTCTTGTGCAAGATTTGAAACATAGTTTTCTTTTGCCGCTTTATCAGCTTCGGCAGTTAAATCCGCAACCTTCTTCGTGTTGTCTGCTAAAATGATACCAGCCTGTTGACCAGTTGTACCAAATAATTTAGTAAATAGTGCGGCTTGGTCACCCTTTGCCATATCTTTTGTCTTTTCGTGAATCATTTTAAGAATTTCAGTGACGGATTTCATTTCACCACTTGCATCACGAAGACTTGCGGGGTCAATACCAATACCTTGCAAAGCTGTTTGTTTTGTTTTAGTATTACCAACATCTTCCAACTTATCCTTCAAGTCGCCCAATTTATTTTGAGCCGCCTTGATTTTTTCAGTCATTTTGGTATACTGGGCAGAACCCTTGTCGGTCATACCTTCTTGTTTTGTTTGTAGTTCTTGAATTGTTTGTGTTGTTTTATCAATTTGGTCTTGATACTTTTTAGTTTTTTCAGCGGTCTTATCCGTACTGTCTCCAGTAGTGGATAGATTAGCCGTTAAACTATTAAGAACTTTACGTAAACCTGTACCAGATTTTTGAGCTTCCAAACCATTATCGCTAAGAGTACCAATCATTGCAGATGTTTCAGATAATGGAACTCCAATTGTATGAGCAGTAGCACCAGCATATTCCAATGCAACACCCATACCCTTAAAGTCAGTGGCAGTTTTATCAGCAACGTAAGCCATCTTATTGACAGCTTCCGATGTATATGCGGATTGACCAGCAACATCATTAGCCTTCATACCAAATGATTCAAGTGTAGCAGTAGAAGCGTGAACAACGGTATTAAAATCATCACCAGAAGCAACAGATGCTTGAAGCATTGACTTCATTGCTCCGACAGCTTGCGCACCAGAGTAACCACGTTTTACCAATTCTTGATAGCCATCAGCAATTTTATCTTGTGCAACACCATAATCAACAGAATATGTTCGACCATCTTTAAGCATCTTATTCATATTCTTTTGTGATTCTGCCGCTGTTTCGCCACCCGTTTTCATCAAGTTCATTGTACGGATATAGTTGTCTTGCAGACTTGCGGCAAATTTAATGCTTGCGCCTACGCCCACACCTACGCCAGCTAGTGCAGTGGTTGCACCTCTTGCCAATGTTCCAATACCAGAGAATGCGTCTGAAAACGCTCCCCTAACTTGACCAGCGGCACCACGTAGTTTTTCAGTTGCTTTAGTCATCTGATTAATCCCATAAGGACTAACTTTGGCTAATTCAACACGAGTTTCTTTAAGTTCATTGTTATACTTATTATAAGCCCCTTGTGCTTCAAGAACCTTAATCTTCTGTTCTTGATAAGCATTACTTGACGTTCCAAGTTTTGAGCCAATACGCTCAAGTAATTCAGATTCTGCTTTAAGTGAGGTAGCCGCTCTTTCACGACTTCTTACAAGTTCACTTTGTTTACCACCTAGCTTGCTAATTCTACTGCTTTCAGTTTCGAGAGCTGATAAATAAGCATTGGAAACATCGTCAGATAGCTTCATTGACTCACGTAGTTTATCTAAACCAAGTTTACGAGTTTGAGTTGTCTTAACAGCTTCTTCTTGTTCTTTGTTGAGCTTTTCAAGTTTTTGTTTTGTTTCGTTAATTGCTGAACCAGCATCTTGCAAAGCAATTCGTTGTTTCTGATATGCTTCACTTGTATAACCACTTTCACGAGCAACCTGTTTCAAGAGGGTTTCTTGACGTTGGTACATTTCTTCTTGATTTTTTAGTTGCTCTGTGGTAGCCTTACGCTTGGCATTAACAGCAGATTCTTCATCACCTTGTGATTTAAGATTCCGAATATATGATTCCGTTGCGGCATCATTAGATTTCATTTTAGCTGTTAATCCATCAATACCAGCAATCTGTCTTTCAACAGCAGTCTTGGCACGGTCTTGTTGAGCAACCATAGAATTAAGTTTAAGTTCCATACGTGCGATTTCGTTTTCATAACGAGCCGCAGAACCAGCATTTTTTTCTGTGATTGTTCCTAGGTCGGACAGACCCTTCTTCTGATTTTCAATGGCAACACGCTGTCTTTCGATAGCTGTTGTTAATCCATCTTGACGCGCAATAGCCGCTTGCATATAATTACCTACAGATTTATAGGCAACTTCTTGCGCTTTCCATTCATTCGTAGCCCCGTTTACGGCTTGTTTAAGAGTTTTTAAACTATCGACAGCCCGTAATGTATCAATTGTGATACGGGTTTTCATCGTATTACTTACTAGAGCCATTTTACTATACCACCTTCTTTATGGATTGTCAACCCATAAAGAAATCTATTGGGTCAACATCTCGTTCTTTTTCTTCTTTAGCATTCAGAATTTCAAACATACGATAATAGTCAGCTTCTTCATATTGTTCCATAGTCCAGTGCCAATTCAGAATAATGTTTTTCTCGGCAAGTTTCATGTCCTCTAGCTGATTTTCCAAGTTGTAAACTCGTTCAGCGGGACTTACTCTTTTCCCACTTCTTCACCGTCTTCAACTGGTTCTGCAAAGATAGCTTCCACTTCTTCATCAGTATTACCCATTAAACGCATGAATACACGATTTACTAAGATTGTTGTTTCTGTTGTGTCCATATCTTCCAACCGACCAACTTGTTCTTTGTTTAATTTGAAAATATCTGTTAAGAAATCCACATTTGCCTTAATTGCTTCTAATGACATTTTCATAATTTCGATGCCTGTTTTACCTTCTGTATCTTCTGCTTGTGCCATTTTTAATTGCATTTCTGTAACTTTCATAATGTTACGGTTTGATGTCTTGATTTCAAAATCCTTTTTAATTCCTAATTCCTTTTGTAAGCTAATTTTAATTGTATCTGCCATGATATATTACCATCCTTTTATTTTTTGTTTTTTAAGTATAAATAACACCTGTTATAAACGTTGATATAACAGCATTCCTACTTCAATAAAAATTCAATTTTATTCTAAATTATGTAAAAAATAAGACGACCTAAGCCGTCTTAAATTATAACTAAGCCGCTGTAATAGTCACAGCACATTTACCTGTGATGGTTGGTACCATCTTAGAAGCAACTGTAATATCTGCTTTACCTTCGGCTACGGCTGTTACTTCACCAGTAGCGCTTACTGTGGCAATTGCTGTATCACTAGAAGTATAAGTTACATCTTTGACTGTAGCATCTTCTGGAGCAACTGTAGCTGTTAATGTTTTCTTAGCTCCAACTGCTAATGACATCGTAGCTTGACTAGGTGTCACACCCGTTACCAAGGTAGCTGGATTAGCTGTGAATGCTGGAACATCTACAGGTGTACTCTTATTACCATCAGCATCTTTGTAATACACTTGATATGCACCAGCAGTAATTGCTTTGTTATATTCTGCGCCAGTATCAATCGTTACTTTTTTAGCACCGACTGTACCAGCAGTTTCTTTTTTAGAAGCTGTTTCCACAACAACTAAAGTTTGTTTAGTTCTATCTTCTGCCATTCATTTCACCTCGTTATATTCAGTGGATTAATCCGCTGTAATATCTGCCTTCCCAACACTTGCGGATGTTTTAACGTTTGTTGGGGCGGTTATTTTGACGCTTCTGCAACGTAACCACCAAAGACTTCTGACATCATCGTCGTCTTATCGAAGCCTTCTTCTGCTTCACTCCAGAACTTGATTGGTTGACCGTTGAATGCTTTAGTTGTTAAAGCTGTGAATGTTAATGAGTCATCTTCACGAGTTTCGTTTTCAGTGTTTGTACCAATGTTTTGTGAAGCCATACCCATAATCCCATAACCGAAACCAAAGTATACTGATTGGTTAGTTTTTACAGAGTGTGATTGAACTAAGATAGCAACGTTTGGTTTCTTACCACTATATACGAAACCACCCTTACCATCAGGTTCATTACCTAAGAGCATGTTACGAATCTTGAAGTTCAAGTTGTTAATTGCTAATGCAATTGATGGTGATGCGGCACCGATAGCCATATCTTGCATTTGGTTATTGCCCCAAACCTTGGTTGAAGTACCTTCCATACCTGTGATATTAGCTGTTTTTGTACCCATGTCTTTTGTATCAATTTCATAGATACCTGATTCTGATAAGCCTTTGTCTGCACCCTTGATAATTTGTTGATTTTCATCAACTAAAGCAACGGTGACTAGTTCTAAACCTTTAATAGCCATGTGTTTTGTCTCCTTCTTGGATATTTATTTTATAAATATTTTACTCGTTGAAAGTAAAACAATTTTACTGTTTGATATGTGTCGGGGTCAATAATATGGGGGTCTGTACGAACCGCTAACCACCCATATTTTTCTAAATCCTTCATTAGTTTAATTTCAAATTCTTCTGTATCATACTCAACATGCAAAGCATAAAATACTTGCATTTCTAATGTCTGTGTGATAGAGTTAAATGTGTCATTACTGTAGTCGCTATTTTCCATAATAGCTTCTGTAATCAGGATGTCATTAGTTTCTGTATTGTTCTGTTCTTCAATTGGCACCATAATAGTGTAAATTGAATCAACTTCTGGATATTTGAAACTTTCAATTAATGTTTTTAAATCGCGTGATGCGCTCATGCTTGTCGTCCCTCCATAATTCTGTTATACACAGCTTGTTGAGCTAATATAACTTTTGGAACAGCTTCTTGACGTGCTCTATCTACGAAATGGTCGGCTGGTAATTTTTTAGTACCATCATTGAGGAAACGAGCAATATAAGCTCTCTTATCTTCAAAACCGACATCATATGCTGGTGCTCCATCTTTAGCTTTTTGTAAATGAACAGTTTTTGCTAAATGAGGAATTGGTTTTCCATTGGAATCAAAATCTTTATGATGTTCATAATCATAATGTTCAGATTTGGTGTTATTGGTGAGGATTTCTTTATAAACCTCTGCACCAGCTTTTGTAATTTCTAATTGTTCAGCTTCGGTTAATTTAACTGCCTTTTCTACATCAGACATCCAACCGTTAAGCGTTTCTTCAAAGCTCTCGTCATGGAACCGTTTATCACTAAATGCGTCAGGCAATTAAATCACCTACTTTCTAGCTGTTCTATATCGTTTATCCCACTTCTCTAGGATGAGATTATCATAAGGAATATTGGTATTACTATCATCAGGCATTATACTTGTGATAGAATACACTATTTCACCAATCTTAACCTTCATAGTTTCTTGGATTTTTTCACGATGTTTAACAGTAATAATCTTAATATCTTGTTTGTTTGTACCCAATTCTGACATCTTGTCCTCAATAGACCGTTTTACAATTGCATAATGCAAAGTGATTTCTGGAACTAATGTTGGAACTGGAGCACCTGTGTTTGGATTGGTAATACTTTCAACACTATAGAAAATAGCCTTCTTATTAAAACTATAAGGTTTCTTTTCAGCTTGATTCTTACCATCGTAGTAGTATACCACTTGTTAATTCACCTACTTTCCTTCTGTAGATGAAAAACCAATACCTCTATCTCGAATGGTTTCTAAGACAGTATTCATACCTGAATAACTTTTCTTATTTAAGTTACCTTCACCAGCACGATTATAATACCAGTCAGTTGCTATCATCATGGTAGCATGTTTCATAATTGTCTTATCATCATCTGATAAAGTGTCTTCATCACGGTTGATAAATCTACGTACATATGCTTTGGCATTAACCAAAAGAACATTTTCAATATAAGGTTTTTCGTCATCTTCCGCGTTGAGGTTCTGCATTAATTCTTCAATTGTTAGTTCAAAAGGATTCTTTTCATCTTCCGCCATGAACTCACCCACCTCTCTTTTATGTATGGGGAGCGAACTCCCCGTTTTTTAACATACGATTATTATTTAGCCACCGTATTAAATCCAATCTAGTCGGCAGTAATATCCGCACTACCAACCTTAGCAGTAACTTTTACGTTAGTTGCATCTGCTGGATTAGTAGGCTCTACGCTTTTTTTGTTGCACCGATGATAAATGCGTCTGGGTTCTTAACTACACCATCCATGTAAGTGTCAAGAACAACTAAGTGACCACCTGCAAGAGCTTGTTGTGAATCAGCAGTAACATGAACTAAGTTCATACCCTTCTTAATCATAACAGCGTAACCTGCATTGAAGTTACCATAAACAACTTGTTCCTTGTTTGGTAAGTCATCCAATGAATCATCAACAAACACTTTAGCACCGAACAATGTGTATTCTGGGTCGCCAGCAACTAATGAACGGAAGATTAAGAATGTGCCATCACCGTCTTTTAACTTAGCCATTGTTTGGAATGCGGCATTTGATACAACCCAAACAGCACCGCTTGTGTAACCTTGGTGTAATTTAGAACGCATATCAATCAAGTTTTCAACAGTGATACCACTTGCATCAAGTTCAACTTTTTCGATTTCTGCATCGCCAATAACTGGTGAGAAGTTTTCTGCTGGATTTGGGTTAGTATCTTTAGCTGAACCAATTAAGATTGAGCTTGTGATACGGCGTGATACAGAGCGTGTTACCCGTTCTACAGCGTAATCTGTAATATTAACAGCAGAATCGTTAATCAATTGTTGTGTTAATTGGAATGCGGCGGCAACACGTTTTTGTGTTAAGCGAACCGTTTTCAATTGACCTTCAAGTTGTTTAGCATCAATACCTTCACCAACGAATGCCATATTGTCACTTGCTTTTGATTCACGAGCAATTGCCAATGTACCAGTAACTGATGGGATTTGTTCAACTAAACCAAGTAATGGAGCTTGTTGTTCCAATTTACGGATGATTTGGCTGTATACACCATCAGGAATTGTAATACCACCGTTACCAGCAGTATCTTGACCCTTTTCACCAGCGGTCATACCACCAGTAATATCACGCAATTCTTTTTCATTTTCCATGAATAATTCCGTGTTTTGTTTCCCTCGTAGGTATAATTCTACAGAGCGATTTTCTAATTGTGCTTGTTTTTCTTTGTTATCCAAGTCTTTCACCTCGTTGTTTTTTTCGCCATTTTCAAGTTTACCTTCAACAGCACGTTCTTCTTTAATACCCTCAATACTCTTGTTTGCTTCTTCGATTTCTGAACGATATTCAGCTAACGATGTTAATTCAACGTCAGTTAAATCACGAACTTCCATGCGAGCAGAACTAATGATTTCATCAGCTTTAGCCATCAAATCATTAATCTTTTCTTTACTTGCTTTTAGTTTATTCATTTCTTATACCTCACGTTTTTCAAATTCACCAAAGAAATCAACTAATTCACGTTTTTCTTCTTTGCCAAATTTTGGTTTTTTATCAGCATCTTTAGTATCAGCTTCTTTGGTTGATTTTTCATCTTCCTTTTCAGCATCTTTCTTGGCTGGTACGGCTGGTGTTTTTTCTTTATCATCAGCCTTCTTTTCGTCCTTTTTGACTTCTGTAGCGCGAATTTCTTCGTCATCGTCTTCATCATCAATAACATCTTCGCGTTTTTCTGTCTTAGAACCCAAACTTGAAATTAATGATTTAACCGTAGAGATTAATTCTTTAACATCTGATTCTAATGAACTCTTAGGAGCTTCGTTTGCACGAACTTCTTCATCATCATCAATAACGTCATCATCACGTTTTTCAGCTTTTTTGGTTGGTTCTACTGGAGCTTTAGGAGCATCTTGACGAGTTTCTTCATCCTTTTTAACGTCTTTTTTGTCGTCTTTAGGAGTTTCAACTACATCTTTCTTTTCTGGTTCTGCCATGTTATCTTCCCTCTTTTCAATTTCTTCTGGAATTTCAATGTTCATAACTTGTTCAATGCCACGCGTTTCAATTGTAGAACTGCGATAGGCTGGATTGCGAACCGCAGAAACTTCAAATAATCTGATTGATTTAATAATACGCAATGGCAACCCATCATCGCTTAATGTCCATGAGGAATCATCTACGACCATGCCAAATGACATGCCACAGATAATACCTGATTTAATTAAACTGTGTGTATCGCGTCCCCAAGATGTATCAGCGATGGTTGCACGCATGAATAACCCCTGTGAATCCTCTGTAAGGGATAAAGAGTTGTTTTCTGTCGTACTTAAAATTTTCATTTTATCATGTTGGTACAGGAAGTCTACACGGGGTGCTTGAATCAACGCGTCTGCAAAAACGTGCGGTAGAATTGTTTCACGGAATTGTTTTCCCGTATCTGGATTTGTAAGAATTTCAGAGACACTACCTGTTACATTTACATAACCTTGGACTTTGTAACCATCGTCCGAAGTAAACATATCAACAGGTAATGTCCGAATTTCTAATAATTCTTTATTTGTCATCTTCTACATCCTCACTTGGTTCTTTGTCATTGACCGTTGTTTCATGTGAAACATTACCCATTGAGCTACGAACACCCTCTTGGAGAATTTCACCTGTAACAGAATCAATTGTCATACCTGTATTGGGGTTAAGAATTACGTGAGTCTTAGGGTCGAAAAGGACTTGTCCAGTTGTATATTGATAGAATTCTTGTTCATTAGGGTCTACTGGAATGCCTAAAGCACGTTTACCTTGGACATTACTCATTAAACCACCCTTAACCTTAGCATTAACTGAATCAGTTTGCTCTTTGGTTGTTGCTTTTAATAAAGCACTAGGGTCAAAACGGAATTCATAATCTTCTGCTTTTTCACTTTCTAGTAACAAACTCTTAGTTAAACTTGCTTCAATAGCAACCATAAGAGGTGATAAAGTATATTGTAAAAAGTATAGATTATTTTGTTCATTTGAGTTATACTTATTAGCAGAACTATTAATCATAGATTCTGGAATATTAAACGCTCTAGCAATATCAGAGATAACATCCTTCTTACCTTCTGTAAGTTGTAATTTATCTGGGTCGATAGATGCTTGTTTATATTTTAATCCTGATTCAAGAATAATTGTTTTACCAGCATTCTTAGCACCATTATATAATTCTTCCCATGCCCGTTTAAGACGCATAACTTGTTCATCATTCATCTTAGAATCAGCTTCAAGAACGGAAGTAGGCATTGCACCGTTTTCCATTAATTTTGTTTGATATTCGTTTTGTGAAGTTGCCAACTTTAATAGTTTGTAATTTTCATTAAGAATACCATCACCAGTAATACCATTATCGGTTGATTTAAGAACAGATAATAATTCCTCATCAGCCCATTCATGGGTGCCAGCTTTTGACATTAAAATAGTTTTAGCAAATCGCTTATAACCATTTTGTAAATAAATTTTAATCATTAAGTCCTTAGTATCTAATGGATATAATGCTCTAATCGTATTTGATGTCTTTGATTCTTTTTCAATTACTGTTTTGGATGTTCCGTATAATAGAATATCTTTTGTGATTTTTTTCTTAAAATCATAGCCAGTAATATTTTCGTTTGCTTCTTTGTTTAATAATTCAGAACGATAATCGTCTGTAACTTCCTCATAGTCACCCATCGAATTGCGCTTATACAATTTGATAGGGAGTTGAGCAATGGAACTGGTGATTAATTCTAAAGAAGATTGTACGGCTGGAATTTCTAGGATTTCATCTTCTGTGATATTTTTATCAGTACCCCAGAGAGCACCACCTAAAGTAGTTGCTTGTCCATTAAACGAGATTGACTCTGCCATTTGAATTGAATCATCTTGTTTCTTTCGTCTGAATGAATCAAATAGACCCACACACTCACGCCCCTTTCTTTTAAATTAAGATTGCCATTCTTCCCATATCTCTACCTTCATCAACAATTTCTGTTTCCCACAAGGCTAGTGAATCAACCATTGCGGCAACCATATCAATTTTACCACTTGACTTTTTCTTGTTAAGGTAGTAAGATAAATTATTGTCAAGAACAACTTTGGCGTTGAGGAAGTTAAGTTTCATTAACTTATTAGTTTCGTACTCAAATTCGCCATTTAATATTTTTTCTCTTAGTAATTTAGTTGCTGGATATAAACCAGCGGTATTTTGAACAATTTCAACGGCTTCATAACCAGCATCGGATAGTTTAGCGGCTGTCGAAACAGCATTCCATTTATCATATCCGATACCTTTAACGTGAACGCCATATGTTGATTCAAGTTCCATTACAAATTTTTCAACTGCGGCATAATCAATAATCTTATTACCAACAGGAAATGCCCAGCCTTTTTCAGACATTGAAGCATAATCAAGTTTTTCAACTTGTGATTTAGCTGTTTGCAATCCTTTTGGATAGAATGCCCAAGCCTTGCCATAAATTTTACGTGTATTTGGGTCGTATGATGTCATAGCAACAGCAGTATTATCGTTTGTTTGAGCTAAATCAAGCCCAACATAAACATCTCTACCTTGCCATTGAATATCATCAACTTCACATTCATCCAAATCGGATTCTTTAATATATGATTCCTCTTCATCACCATTGACAAAGATGTTCATATGTTTTGTTAAAAAGTTTTTTCTATCTTCTGGAGCAAGAACTGCGACAGAACGCTTCTCAACTAGAAAATCATAGGTGTCTTGAATTTCAGCGGCAATTGGGTTAGCTTTTAAAAGTTCCTTATCACTTGTCATCCACTCTTTTGGTTCATCTGGTCTATATAATAGAGCAAATGTTTTAGGCATGTCTATAAGCCCTCTGATAGCCTTTTCAGCCATATCAACTTCTTGTGTCATTGGATTTTCCAATGAGTCATACGCGGTTGAAATCAAGATACCTGTCCGATTGACAATGTTCATTTGAGATGATTGCATCGCCTGAATTGGATAATTATCTCTCAAAGCACCAACCTCATCCGCAACAAATACATTCGCAAGTCGCATAATTGTTATCGTTGAGTTTTTTATCTCAACTTCTATATGTCACC